ATATCACTAAAGACAAAGACAAAAAAGGATTAAAAGATAATAGTAAATCTGGAAAATATTTGATAAGTAAATTAAAGCATTCATTAGAAGGTGTAAAAGGTCTTACTGGATTAGAACTACTAAGAGACTCTTATGGGGTAGCAAAATGAAACACAAATCAATTCAAGATCACATAGAACAGGATATTAAACAACTTTCAGATCCACTAATAAATTCTCAACGAAAAAGGCATCTTGAAAGTGAGTTGGATGAACTTAATAGATATAGAATGAGTCATCCAAATGATGATTATGATCCGACCCCTCTTGAATTATTTTGCAATGACAATCCAAATTCTCCAGAATGTAAGATTTACGACCTCTGATGTTATTAGAACAAAGTTTAGTTAATCCAAATTTTATTGGTAAAGATTCTTTTAGGTGGTTTGTTGGACAAGTCACTAAATTTAAAAACACGGAAAATGGTTATAAGGTAAAGGTTAGAATTATTGGACATCATCCTGATGCTGCTAGTGTAGTGAAGGATGAAGATCTTCCTTGGGCTCATGTGCTAGTTCCACTAAACATGGGTGCTGGCGAAGGTGGTACTGGGGTGAGTTTTAATCCAAGAGGATCAGAAACTGTAATTGGATTTTTTGCAGATGGTGAAGATGGTCAACAACCAGTTGTAATAGGTGCTCTTTTTTCTGGAGCAACTATTACCCATCCAAATTCTTGGAATGTAGGTACTAATGGATTTAATCCATTTAAAGCAGAACCAGGATCTCAAGTTAATCAAAGTAATGTTGTAGCAGAAACTGGAAAACCTCCAGGTGATAGTGGGACTATTCCAAATGCAGATGGAACTATCACAGATAAAGATGGCAAAAATAAAGAAACTCAAAGACAAAAAACAGCAGCATCTAATGAAAACCAAGTAGTAACCATAGTTCCTTCATGTAAAAGTAGTGAAGATGTCTTTGGAAAAATAGCACAAGCCTTAAGAAAATTTGTAAAGATACTAAACACTGTTACTAATATTGCAGACACCTATATTAATCCAGTTCTAAATTACATTCAAGACATTCCATCTTTAATTTTTGAAATAGCAACAGCAGTTTCTGATGGTATTTCTCAGTACATTAAAATAGTAAGAGACACTATTATTTCAGAAATATATGATAAGTTGAAGGGTATTATAGAAGGATTCCTTCCTAAAGATTTAATATTAATTAAAAAAATAGCTACTGATAAAATAGTAGATGGAATTTGGTGCCTTTTTCAAAATATTCTTAAAAAATTATTTAAATTTGTGTTTGATTTTTTGTTTGGAATGATTGGAAAGGTGGTATCCATTCCACTTTGTGCAGTAGAAAGTTTCATTGGAAGTATTATGCAATCTCTTGCTAATGAGATTGGAAAAAATATAGGCCCAGCATTAGCTGAAGTTACTTCAGTTCTTGGAGAAGGGATTGGAACAATTGCTTCATATATTGGAAACGCAATAGGGTATGCAAGATTAGCTTTATCATTCTTAACTTGTGAAAATGCAGAGTGTCAAGAAGTTTTTGATTATGAGATGAATAAGGGATATGTTCCAAAAGGTGATGTTAACGTTGCCAAAATTTTAAATTATAGTCCTGCTCAAGGAGTTAGAAATTTATTTGATGATGGATCATCTCAAGTTAAAACTTGGTTAGGTTCTGTTGGAGTAGGTGAAGGAGATACCACAGAAGCAATTGAACAGTTTAATTCTGGTTTAGGTTTTGGATTAAGTATTGTTGGTGGTTGTGATGCTTCTATTCTTGATTGTGGATTCCCTAAAGTTACTATATTTGGAGGAGGGGGATCTGGTGCTTCAGGAAGTGTTATTGTAGATACTTTTGGACAAATTCTTGGAGTTAATATTTTAGATCCAGGCTTTGGGTATACATCAGCACCTTATATTTCTATAGATGATAATTGTGACAATGGAGTTGGAGCAAGAGCATATGCTACAGTAGATTCAAATGGTTCAATTAGTAGAATAGTAATGACATATCCAGGATCTGGATATATTGGACCAGATAGTGTTTCTACTGGAACTGGTGGAACTGCTACTGGATCTGATGGGATTGAAGTGGATCCTTGTGATGTAAATCCAGTTGATGAAAATGGAAATGAAGTTGTAGCATTCATTAAAGATGTTGTAATTTTAAACACTGGAATTTCTTACAAAACTACAGATAAAATTATAAATTCAATTTGTAATACTGATGTAGAAATTTATCCCAAAACAGATCCTGATGGAAGAATAATAGGAGTAAACATAGTAAATCCTGGAACTGCAATCAGAGTATATCCAGAATTGACAATAAATACTGAGGATGGTTTTGGTGCTACTTTACTTCCAATTTTAGAGTTTAGACCTATAAAACCTGTGTCTATAGAAACTGATAGACAAAAAGTTGAACAAGTAATTCTTTGTGCAGAAAACCATGAGTGAACCACAACCAGGATATGTATTTAATGATTCTAGATTTGGATCTTTATTCATTGGATCCGACAAAGGAGGAGCAAAAGTAAGAAGACCAAGACAAGTAGAACTTCATTCAGCATCAAATGGTCATTTAAAATTATTTGATGATGGTGGATTTGAGTTAACTAGTAATCCTACAGCAAGAGAATCTGATAATATTAATAGTAATGCTAAAGATGGATTAAATATACAAGGAAATAATATTAGAATTGATGCCAGAGGTGGAGAACTTACATTAGCAGCAAGAGTTATTAGGTTTGAATCTTCTGCTAGTGATCAAACTTTAGTCTTTAGATCTTCTAATAACATTGAGATAGAAGCAGCAGATACAGTAAGAATATGTGCTGCTAATGTTGCCATTGGTGCTAAAAATAAACTGATACTTTCAAGTAAAGGTCCTACATACATTAGAGGTACTGGTGGTGTTACTATTATAGAACCTAGATCTAAATTAATTCCAACTAGTCTTAATGAACTAGTAGAAAAAATTATAGAAACTATTTTACCTGATGCTGGTTGTTAATTATGGCAATTATTAATACTATAGAAACAGAAGGAATTCAAGTTGGATTAGCAGCAGCTCCTCCTTTAGCTTCTGTTGATATTTGGCAAAGTCTTGATCCAATTAGACCTTTTGCACTACAAACAACAGGAATTAATCAACTCAATGGATTGACTAATCAAATTGGAACACATAATGCATTTGGGTTATCTAATGCTTTTGGATCACATTTAAAGTTTGGCACTAGCACTTCTTTTGGACTGAAAGGAGACCTTGGAATTAAAGCAGATGCCATTATCAAAAAGTTTGAAGCAAGCCCAAATTGGAATGCTGCATCTCCTTTTGGTAAGTATTTTGGGAAACTTGATGTTATTGGAGGATTATTTAAAAATGGAGTTCCAGTAGAAACAGTATCAGATATAAAAGTAAAAACAAATATTAAACCACTTCAAAATTGCCTAGAAAAAGTTCTAAATTTACAGGGCGTAGAATACGACAGAGTAGATATTGAAAGACATGAAATTGGGATGATAGCTCAGGAAGTTGAAAAAATTGTTCCAGATCTTGTTCAAGAGGATTCTGAGGGATTTAAAATTCTCCACTATAAAAATGTAACAGCACTATTAGTGGAAGCAATCAAAGAACAACAAAAGCAAATTGAGGATTTGACAGGGACAGTTAAGGAACTGTCCACTAAGTTGGCAGAGTGCTGCCCTTGATGCTATGATGGTAGGGTAAGCAAGACCAGTACCTACCATGCAGATTGATCGCACCCAACTTGATGAACTCAATGGCATTCTTGAAGATGTTGCCTCTCATTTCTGTGAAGAAAATATGGTGAGTGGCGAAACTTTTTGGACTTGTGTTGAGTGCTTTGCAACTGCTAAGATTGCTGAACTTAAGGGTGAACTTGCTTATGATGGTTGACAAGGAGTTGAGTTTCTAGTATAGTATTGAGGTGTGAAGGAAGTGCTAGGGAGAGATTTTTCTCTTCCTTCTTGGGAGTGTGGTGGAATCGGTAGACACACCAGACTTAAAATCTGTTGAGCGTATGCTCGTGGGAGTTCAAGTCTCCCCACTCCTATTTCAAAATTGACTTTTAATTCCAAAAATACCCTCGAAAAATCTCCAGGAAAAAATTGCCTGTAGGGTTTTTATAACCATTCTTCATTAGCAGGGTCTTGGAAGAAACTTATAATAGTATTGCTAGTTGCAATCTCTGCATTTAATTCTTCTTTTTGTCTATCAAACCCATATTTTCTAATTTCAAATCTTGACCTTTCCTTTTTCAAATAATTTACTTTTGTGATTAAATCATTTCTTTCAGTTTGAAGAGGTGTTATTTGAGAAGTTAGATTTGTTATTGAGGTTGCGTATCCAGTACAATCAGTTACTCCAGGACAAATTGGAAGAGTTGTTCTTGCAATTCCAACATTTCCATAATAGACCCCAAGAGAAGATTGTCCGACCAAATCTTCAGTTCCTATTCCTACATTTACAGATGTTAAATTTCCATTAATTTCTGAAAATGGATTTGGAGATGTGTATGAATATCCTCTGTATGGAATAGTATCTGCATATACAGTGATCGTATTAATACCTAGAAAGAATGGAGTATAAGTAAATGGAAATGTTCCTGAAGTATTAAATCCTGTAGCTCCTCCACAACCACAATCATTAGCAGATTGTCCAACATCTAAGATAGTATTTTGAAGTCCTACAATTTTTGCATTTATTTCAACTATTTTATTATCTATTTTTTTAATTGGAGCATCAAAATAGTCTAATGTTTCTTGCACTCCATATAACTTAAACTCTTCTCCATTGGACAGTGTAGTTGTAAATCCGTTTTCTGTGTATATTACTTGTTGTATTTGCTCTGTATCAGATTCTACTTTTTGTTGATATAACGATATCAATGCTTCAGTACTAGTGCTAATTGCCATAAATTACAAAATCTAGATAACAGTATTTATTGATAAATAAGACAGAAGAAAAATAGCAGGATACTCTACAATGCCTTTAGCGAGACTAGAGAATTTTTTGAAGAATTTAAATGGAAATACTTTGTATGTAGATCCTAATGAATTAGATGCCTCAGATTCTATTGAAAATAGAGGAAACTCTAGAATTAGACCGTTTAAAACTATCCAAAGAGCTTTAATTGAAGCAGCAAGATTTTCATATATTCCTGGACCCAATAATGATTTATTTGATCAAACTACAATTTTAATCTCTCCTGGCACTCACTTTATTGATAATAGACCTGGATTTTATGTAGATCAAAATCAGATTCTTAGAGACGCAAATAATTCTTCAAGAACCATATCTGAATTAAATATTTCTTCAAATTTTGATTTAGATGACCCATCAAACATATTATATGCATTTAATAGTGCAGATGGGGGAGTAATATTACCTAAAGGAACATCTATTGTTTCTACTGACCTTAGAAAGACTAAGATCAAACCAAAGTTTGTTCCCAATCCTATTAATGATTTAATTGCTCCTGCTGCTATTTTTAGACTTACTGGAGCTTGCTACATTTATGGATTTACTATTTTTGATGGAGATCCAGTAGGAAAAGTTTACAGTAATTATACTACAAATACTTCAGTACCAAATTATTCTCACCACAAGCTAACTGCATTTGAATATGCAGATGATAGTAATACTCTAGTAAGAAATGGAGTAGATACTGGATATACAGACTTAGAGGCGTATTATTATAAATTAAGTTTAGCATATGGTGCTCAATCTGGAAGAAGCATTATTGATGGATTTAGTAACTTCCAACCTAATGTTGATGAAAATAGAATTGTTGGTGAATTAGGTCTTGGATCAATTAGTATTGTATCTGCAGTTTCTGGAAATGGTACTTCTGGAACCAATGTAATTACAATACAGACCCAAACACCTCATGGACTTTCTCCATTAACTCCAATTTTACTTTCTGGTCTTGGTCAAGATGAAGGACCAACAAGTGAATTGGAGTATAATGGCAATTTTATAGTTGCTCAGGTAACTAGCGAAACAGAATTTACATATTTACTTTCAAATGTTCCTACTCAAACTCTAAACCCAAGTGTTTCTGGAGCAACTGTTAAGGTAATTTCTGATACAGTATCATCTGCATCTCCTTACATATACAATTGCAGTTTAAAATCAGTTTATGGCATGAATGGTATTCATGCTGATGGATCTAAAGTATCTGGATTTAAATCAGTTGTTACTGCTCAATTTACTGGCATCTCTCTACAAAAAGATGATAGAGCTTTTGTAGAATATGAAGAATCTGTTGGTGGATATAATTACCAAGAAAATTATGGTGTTGATAAGTTTTTACACCAATCATCTAGAGCAAAATATAGACCATCTTGGGAAAGCTTCCATGTAAAGGCAAGTAATAATTCATTCATTCAGTGCGTATCTATTTTTGCTATTGGTTATGCCAAACAGTTTGTATCTGAAAGTGGTGGAGATCAATCCATTACAAACTCCAACTCAAACTTTGGATCTATATCTTTATTCTCAACTGGATTTAAAGATATTGTTCTTGCAAAAGATAATCATGCATTTATAACTCATATTATTCCACCAAAAGATATTTCATCAATTGAAAGTGATGTTAGATATGTTGATATAGATGCTACATTAACATCATCAAATGCACCTTCTAACCAAAATACTAGAGTATATTTGAAAGGATATATTGACTTATTAGATCCTCCTCCAAACAATGTTAGAAATTTTGTTATTGGTGGTAAGCAGAATGACACTATATCGTTTAAAAGAGCTAATGAACAATACTCTATTCCAGTATCTCCAAGTTATAAGTCTGAATATGATGTAACCGGAATTGATACTGATACAAATATTATTACACTTTCTAGTGTATCTGGAATATCTACAGGATTATCTGGAAAAATTATTTCTGGCACTGGAGAACTTCCAGATGGAATAATAGCAGATAAACTTTATAATGTGCGATTAACTGGAGGGACTGGAGTTAGATTATATTCTAACTCTCTTAATGCAGAAACAAATACTGCTCCAATAGACATAAAAAACAGCGTAGGATTAACTACATCAAATTTAAAATTTATTAGTAGAATTTCAGAAAAAAATTCTGGAGATGTGGGAAGTCCTGTTCAATGGGATGAAACTGCTCAAAATTGGTATGTTGGGGTAAATTCAGTAGGTGCTGGAGCAACTGACTTCTTCTTAAACTTAATTGGAGTTACTGCTCCAGGTTCATTCTTTACTAGAAAAGTTGATTCAAGATTCAACAAAGATAAACTCTATAGAGTAAGGATAGTAATACCAAAAGAATCAGAAAATTCTTCTGATTTATCTTCTGGGTTTATAATTCAAAAAGCATCTAATGCTTTAGATTCTGCATTATATCAAGCAGACAGTGAGCAGTTAGTATCTTCAAACCCAATTAATCAAGTAAGAAATGATGGAGCTATTGCAGATGCTTGGTATTCTTCAGGAACAGTTACAATAGTAACTAGCAAACCACACAAATTAAATGTTGGAGATACTATTGAAATATACAATTTGAAGAGCACTAATGAGCCAGATCCAGTAGGATTGGGAACTGGAACAGGATATAACGGCAAATTTACTGTTGCAAGTGTAATTAATGAAATTAGATTTACTTACTCAATTTCAAGAAATCCTGGGACAATAACTTTAGGGACTTCTGCTGTTGCAACTTGGTTAACAGAAAGAGATTGCGCTCAAACTTCAAATTATAGAGTTCCACCATACACAATTTATGATGTAAATAGAACTAATTTGCCATATTTTGTTAATAAAAAGATAATTAATGATTATCAACTATATGATATTGAAACCATTCAGGAATATGTAGAAGGAACTACTGATGGAATTTATCATGTAATATTGAATGCATTTAAAAATACTCCTAATATTGTTCCATTTAATACAGAAGAATATAAATTATCTCAGAGTATTGAAAAATTATATCCAACCCAAGATTTAGACAATCCAATTGCAGATCCAGAAGGAACAATTAGTTTAGCTTCTAGAAAAGAAATTGGCACAGTTCTTGTTAATGATGTTAAAAAGAGTGTTACTAAAGAAACTTTAGCATCATATCTTAAAGATTTTAATTTAACATCTAAAATTTCAGGTATAACTACATATTATGATTCTGGATCTGGTATTGGAACAGTAACAACTTCAATTCCTCATGGATTGGGTGGAATTAGAAGACTTACTGTTACAACTGCAGGATCAGGATATGTTAATGGTTTATTCTATGATGTTCCTCTTTGTGGTGGAAGTGGATCTAATGCAACAGCAAATATTAGGGTGGCAGCTAATGTAGTAGCAGAAGCAAGTATTCAAAATCAAGGATCTGGATATGTTTCTGGAGATTTGTTAAGAGTTAGGGGAATTCCAGGTTCTACCAATGATTGTTTCCTAACTGTATCTTCTGTCAATTATAGTGAATCTGATACTGATACACTTCAAATAATTGGATGCACTAAAGAGCAAAATAATGGAACATTTGTCATAAAATCAGTAACATCAAATACAATTACATATTACAATAATGATGCAACTGCAGAAAATCCAACAAATGCAGTAGCATTCTTATCTGGGATTGGATATCAAATAAGAAATAGTCCAGATGGATCTGTATATAATAACATAACTGATGTCACAACAATAACTACTCAACAACCACACTCATTTTCTGTTGGCAGTAAAGTTATTTTTGATGATGCGATTGGAAATCCACTCGAAAAAATTGGAATTTCTACTGTTTCTACAGTTACTGGAATTACTACATTTACAGTAAAAGGCGATGCTAGTAGTGCAATACGAGTATTTGGAGCAGGGTTACTTTCAAATCCAAAAGATACATCATCTACAAATGAGAATTTAAATTCCAGACATTTTACAATTCTTGGAGGATATAAAGGAGCAATTTCTCAACAAATATCTGCATCAGTTTCTAATTTCCTAATAAATGATCTTTATGGATTAGACAAAGGAGATTTTATACAAATTAATTCTGAGATTATGCTTATTACCAGAATTTCTGGTGGTGAAATTTATGTTAAGAGAGCATTATTTGGAACTAGAGCAGTACCTCATGAAAATAATTCCAGTATTAAGAAAATTAAAATAGTACCAATTGAATTGAGAAGAAACTCTATTATTCGTGCATCTGGACATACTTTTGAATATACTGGATTTGGTCCTGGTAACTATTCAACAGGAATGCCAACAAACCAAGATAGAATTCTTTCAGATACTGAAGTACTAACCTCACAATCTCTGAATACTAGAGGAGGATTAGTAGTTTATACTGGAATGAACAGTGATGGTGAATTTTATATTGGTAAGACTAAATTTGATGCTATAACTGGTAAGCAAATTGATGTTGGACTTCCAGAAGCAGAATCTTCTAATGCTGCAACCCTTGATGTTATTGTTGCCAATAAAGTAATCATTAATGATGAATTAGATGCAACAACTGCTGCTGCAAATATTAATAGACTTACAGTAACTACTGATGCATTTGTTATTGGAATTACTACAGTAGCAAGTGTTACAAATACCACGGATCCTTCTAATGGAGCTTTGGTTGTTTTGGGTGGAGTTGGAATAGACAAGAGTGTTAATATTGGAGAAAATTTAACAGTACTTGGAACTGCTGGAATTTCTTCAATAAAAATTGGAATTGCATCAGCATCTACTATTGATACTTTTTCTGAGAATTTATATCTAAATTCTGCTGGGGGAAATACTATTGTTAATGATAATTTACATGTATCTGGCAATATAAGAGTTGCTGGAGTTTCTACATTTGTTTCAAATGTAAGTGCTGGAGCAAGCATAACCTCAGTTGGAGATATTGTTGCTGGGTCTAGTGCTGTGTTCAAGGGATATGGAACAATTCCTATTAATGGAATTATTATGTGGTCTGGATCAGTAGAAACTATTCCTTCTGGATGGGCTCTTTGTGATGGTACAAGTGGAACTCCTGATCTGAGAGAAAGGTTCATTGTTGGTGCTGGTGGTGATAATCCAGCAGTAGCAGGAACAGTTGGATATACTCCAGGAACACAGGGTGGATTAAATGAAGTGATTTTAACTTCATCTCAAATTCCTGCTCACACTCATACTGCAACAGGAATAACAACAACTACAGTATCTCCTGCTAGTGTTCTAACTAGTTTAACTACTACAAGTAGTTCTTTTTCAACTGGAGTTTTTGGCAGTACTGCAATTACTGGAATTACTCAAAATTCATCATCAACTAGTGCTACTTCTACAACAACTATTACTGTTGCAAATAATACTGGTGGTGGTGGATCACATGAAAACAGACCTCCATACTATGCACTTGCATTTATTATGAGAACTTTATAAATAATACAAAAGGGGGATAGTGGAACCCGATGCCATCACAAGAAAACTATTTTGTAGTAAGAACTGGTCTTGGTGTAGGAACACAAGCACTGTATGTTGATTCCAACACAAGAACAGTTGCTATAGGAAAGACAGTAGTAAGTGATAATGTAACTCTTGATGTAACAGGAGATATAAGGGCAACAGAAAATATCTATGCAGAGACTTCTTTTGGCGTAGGTACTATTAATCCAACTGTAGAATTTGATGTAATTGGAACCGGATTAGTTTCTGATCAGTTTGGCGTTAATACTGATGCTGCTTCTCTTGGTGACTATAAGGTAAAAATTAATACAGACTATACAGAATCAGTTGTAATAACTGGTCTAGGATCTGTTGGTGTTGGAGTATCCAACCCAGAATATGAATTAGATGTTTTAAAGAACTTTAGGGTAACTGGATTTTCTTCAATAACAACTGCATATATTGGGTTTGCAACTGTTGGATTTGCAACAATTTCATCTTCATATCTTGGCATTACAACCATAGGTTTTGGAACAATTACATCTTCCAGAACAGGTGTTGCCACTGTTTCTGAGGCATTTATTGATACTGAAATAGTAGGAATATCTACAATTGGATTTGCAGACATTACTGATGAATCAGTTGGAATATCCACTGTAGATTATGTAAATGCAACTGATGTAAGAACAGGAATTGCCACAGTTGGATTTGCTACCATTACTCAAGCAGTAATAGGCATCACTACAACAGACACAGCAACTATTGGAAGAGAAGTAGTAGGAATTTCATCAATTACATCTGCTTATATTGGTGTATCCACTATTGGACAAACTTATATTGGAGTTGCCACAGTTGGATTTGCTACTATTACTGATGCTGTTATAGGTGTTGCTACAGTTGGTATTGTAAGTATTACCTCTGCTTATATTGGCGTATCCACTATTGGTCAAACTTATATTGGAATTGCAACTGTTGGATTTGCTACTGTAGGTATATTAACTGCATCTACCTTCCTAACAGGAATTGCCACAGTTGGAATAGCATCAATTGGAACAGAAACCGTTATAGATTCTGAAATTGAAAATCTTTTAGTTACTGGAATTACTACCACAGCAAAATTAGATGTTGGTATTGGTGGTACTATTATAACAGCAGAAAGATTTTCTACTGAAGATGTGTATGGAACAATTGGCACAGATTTTGTAAAAACAATTAATCCTCTGGTTGGAATTAATACTACTCTACCAACTAGAACTCTTGATGTAGCAGGAGATTTAAGAATTAGGGGAGAAGTAGTAGATGCATATAATAATGTAGGATTTGCATATTCAGTTCTTTCTTCTGGATATAATATTCCAGGAAGATTCTTAGATGCTGCAAATCTTTTAACAAGAAATAAAGAATTTATTGCTAATGAAATTGTAGGATTTATAACCAGCACAGATGGTCCTTTTGGTTATTATGGTCCTGATTTTGATTATGGTAAAGTTGGAGTTGCAACTGGAAGAGCAAAATGTAGAAGAGATATTGGTTTAGTTATTGATGCAATAGCATTTGATATTTCAAAAGGAGGAAATTCAAAATCTGTTGGAGCCGGACTATCTTATTATTCAGGGGTAAATTTACAATATCTGGATGATTCTGCAGTAATCCCAACCGGATTTTCTACTGGATATGTAAAGCAAGCTACACTTGTTGGTTTTAGCAGTATTGCAAGTCTATCAAGATATGTAATTAATAATGCTATTCTTCCCAAATCTTATCAAGTTCCACCATTATCTGGAAAGAATGCTGATGCTTCTAGAGTAATTCTTGCAAATAAGCAATTAATTGCAGAAGTTGCAGTTGGTAGAATGTTAGCATTTTACACTGGATTTTCAGTTCCTGGTGGAAACCAAAATTGTGTTGATGATATTGTAGATGTAATAGAAGCAATTTGTTACAACTTAGAAATTGGTGGAAACGATCAGGTTTATGATGCTGCTAAAATTTACTTAGAAAATAATTATCTTCTTCAGGAAGAAGCACAATCAATTTACGCATTTAATCAAGCAAGAGACATGGCTATTCAAGCCATGAGAAATGAAAGCATTAGTATTGGTGGGTACAGTGCATTAACTCAATTTAAAGATAATACAATTGTAGGAGATATCTCTGGACTTCCAGGAGTTTATAATGTTGGTGATTGCTCTGATATTGCCTCTGCAATTACTACATTCTTCCAAATAATTACAAATGCAATTGATGTAAATATACAAACACTTCCTGCAACTAGGACTATTGCTGGAATTGGAAGTATTCCACAATTAATTGATACTGAATTACTTCCAGATGGTGACAGTAATATCAATCCAAATGCTTGTTCTAATGTAGTATCAGCAATTTATAGTTGTGTTGGTATTGTTACAACAATTATTAATTTTGGACCAATTTCTGCTCCAAAAGTTAATAACCCAGTTGGTGAATTGGTTTGGTCTCCCCCAGGAGCAAAAGTAGGAAATGAATGGTTCGTAAGTAAGTTTGGCAATGATAGTAATCAAGGTTTGTCTCCTGGAGATGCTTTCTTAACTATCAAAAAAGCATGTTCTTTAGCTCAACCTGGAGACACAGTAAGAGTTTTTGCTGGACTTTATGTTGAAGATGGTCCAATTCAAGTAGCAGAGAGAGTTGCTGTTGTAGGAGAAGATTTAAGAAGAACCCTAGTTTCCACTAGAGGTCAAACTGATCTTTATCATGTTAGAAGAGGTTGCTATATTTCTCACCAATCGTTTGTTGGAATAGCAAATCCAAATGCTATGGTGTCTTTCCCAACACAAGGTCTTGGGTATGCTGATGGAACTGAACAGAATTGGCAATCACCATATGTCCAGAACTGCACTAACTTTGTTCCTAATAGTGTTGGAATGAGAATTGATGGCAACAGAGCAGGTGGATTTAAGTCCATGGTTCTTGATGCATATACTCAATACAATCAAGGTGGAATTGGAGTTTCTATCACCAACTTTGGATATGCCCAGTTAGTTTCACTATTCACAATTTGTTGTGATACTGCAGTATACAATGATACTGGTGGCGTCTGTGACATGAACAACAGTAATGCCTCATTTGGTAACTATGGATTGTGGGCAAATGGAACAACTCCACTTCAGTATGTTGGAGTGGTCACTGTTGCTCCTACTGGAGATAATATTGATACTCTTGTTCTAAATGTTGGTGCTGGAGTCACTCAGGCATCTTTAGATGCAGTAGATCTACTAAGAGAAAATGCAGACTTTATTGCAAATGAAGTTGTTGGATTTGTAACCAGTACAGATGGTCCATATGGAGCACTTGGTCCAACATTTGATTATGGAGGATCAATCAAAGGAAGAGATTTCTGTAAGAGAGATTCTAAGATTATAGTAGAAACCCTTGCATTAGATCTTCTTTCTCAAGGAAATGGTAATTCAATTGATAGTGGACTTGCCTACAGAGATTCACCAACTTATGCAAGAACTTATCTTAATGATTCATCTCCAGTTCCAGTTGGATTTACTACTGGATATGTTGCAACAGGAGAAATTGAGTCAATTAAATATCTTGCTGGTATTTGTACTTATATTATTGCAAACCAAAATCTTCCAAAATCATATCAAAGTGGAGTAAGTAGCATTACCCAATTTAAGAATACAAACAAAAATGGGGATACTCCTACAATTAGATCTTCAATTACAACTAATGCAGGAATTATTACAAGTATAATTGGAATAGGCACTACTTCTATTCCAGAAAGGCAACTTCCAAGAGGACAAAGACCTTATGATGGTCAAGTAACTTTTAT